TGGCGAACCACGGTTCGTCCCGCCTCACGGCTTATAACCCCGTGGATTATAATTGAACGTCACACCATTCACACCCCAAGTAGCAGACCCCGGGCCACTGATCTTCAGTTGAACGGCACGCCCCAACCCAAGGCTGTTGCCACGGGCAACCTCAGAACCAAACGACGACACCCACTGGGACGGAGAACCAGACCCGCTAAACCCCCCGGACGGCACATCAAACTGTCGCTTCAACGTCAGCGAATCCCAATCCCGATACACCGCCACATTCAAATCGTATGCCGCAAACTCACGGTTCAACACAAACTCAGGTCGCCGCCAAAACTTCTTTGTATGTGCCGACCCGGCATCCTGCCAAGCCGTCACATAAAACGACGTAAACGGGGTTGAATAACCCAACACATTATCCGTATACAACGTCCGGTCGAAATAGAAAACCTGCGGCTTGGTTGGATGAACAAACAATTCAAACGAATTATTGTTGGCGTCTACAAACGCGGTGCCAGCACCCAAACCAAACCCATCACCAATCTGATATTTGGTCCAAGCACCAGACTTACCCAACGTAGAATCCCACACATACGTTACAGTCACATCGGTTGACTGTGTGTCGCCATCCCACTTCACATCATTATCATCATACGTCACACCCAAGGCGTCATACAGTAGGCCGCCACCCGAATACAAAATGCCGGAATCCCTGTAGTTGACACCAATCATCCCGTACGTTTCCGCACTGGTGGACACACCAGTCGGCAATGACACATACACCTTGCGGTTGACCGCCGACACCTTGACCTTAGACAAAGCCGCATCGTTATACTCGTTGATATCAAACAACGGACGCAATGACTCAAACATATACTGGACAGACCGGCCATCATACTTGAACAAACCATTCTGCCCGTCAAAAAAGAAGATGCCTTCTTCTGTCTGTGCCACCGCCGAAGGGCTTACAGCACCCAACTCCTCAGTGATCGTAACTACCTGAAAAGTGTCGTCACTGTAGCCGAAAATAGCGTACACTGCGTGTTCTTTGAACACCAGAATGTGACCGGCATACGGCACCAAAGCGGTGATGCCACGGCCACCACCAACAATATCAATGAAATCATTTTCACGCCATGATTCGGGGAACAACGGGTGCGAGAAACGCACCCGATCCGGATAATCAACCGAATCCTCACGGGTATATGCCACCCACAGCCGTTCGCTGTGCGTGGCAACATGATGAGCCGAAGGCATATAGCCAGTAGTCGGAGACAGCAGATCGTCCTGCCAGTTCCCAGTACCACTAGCAGTCAGGCTGGTCTTGGCGGCACCGTCCCACTTGTGGGAACCGGTGGCGCAACCGCACGCCACATACACCACATCGTCAGAACCATCCGACCAGCCCGCAAACCCAGCACCAAACGCACTGGAGGTAGTGCTGATGGTCGTGTCTGTGAACGTGCCGTCATCCGAATAGTAGATCGTGTCATTACCAGACAGCAACACCTGTGGAGTGCCAGACTCCCAAAAGAACAGGTTGACTGATCCGCCCCAGTTCTGGGGCAGGATGCCAGCAACATTGCCGGAACCCCATCGTTGTAGGCCACGGCGTTGGAACACGCCGCCCCGTGGGTCAATGTCCACATTCAACAAGTCGGGCGACTCGTTCTTACTCAGGTTGAATACGTCGGCCCGAAGATTCAAACCACCCGTAAAGTCCTCAATAGCGAAAGCACGAAACGCCATCAGATATCCAGAGAACCCCAGCGATGCTTATGACCGCCAGTAGACAGCCGCAACGGCGCATAGGACTCTGGCTTCATAATGTCACGGCGTGCAATCAGCACGCCGTCATTGAACGCACGCTCATACTCTGCCGCCATCTGCGGCGCTTCCTGCGCCCGATAAATCTGGGACACAGCATAATACACCAACGGCAAATCAAACTCATAAGGGCCGTCTACAGTTCCCCCGGCAGTCACCCAATCATTCGGATGACGATACGCCCGTGCCTTCAATGTGTAGACGCCTGATGGGATTGGGAACAGATGCAACTGTCCGGCCCAGAATGCCACATACATCGGACGACCGGGGGCGTCCGATGCTCCGATAAAATAGTCCTCCGCCATGTCATACGAAATCCACTCTAGTCGAACATTCACATTATCGACCAGAGACACAACCTCACGAATATCATCATCCGTGTAATCATTCACCGTGTATGACCGCTGGTTAGCAACTGTGTCAAACTGGAATGATACTTCCAGATGAGGCCAACGGCGTTCCAAATCAAGAATCCTGTTATAGCCGTCACGGATATACAAATCCAGCAGGGCATCCGAAACGTCATCGGTTTCGGTTTCAGTTATTGTGCGGGCGTTATCACGAATCTGCTGTAGCGTCAGCCTTGTCATCGCCATCAGTGTCACCGCCCTTCTTCTGAATAGACCTTAGGTGGCCCATACAGTATGCGGTGCCTTTGGCACGCATACCTTCACAAGTATCATCGTTTCCAGAACACTTGTTGCCTCTGCCCAGATATGGTGCGGACGGTGCCGCAAGACGGGCACCGTCCATATGCGCCAAACGTGCATCGGTTGCCGGTTGTCCGTACAAACTGTAGGCGGGAACTGCTTGGATATCGCTCATCATATATAGCGATTACGTTCTAGTATAAATGATTAGGGGGAGAGGGCCGAAGCCCCCTCCCCCAATAATCATCGGATTATGTTGATCAGGCGGTACGAGCCGTCAACTTGCCCTGCTTAGCGGCGTTACGGCAAGTAAGGTTGCCGTAGCACATGATCAGAGCGTAACGGGCATCCAAGTTCTCAGGACGCACGAAATCGGTCTGCTCAAACCACTTGCCGGAGTGACCCACCAAGGTCAGGTACTTGCTGTTCAGGAAATACATGACACCAGCGGTGCAATGCACATCGTAGGTCACCGGAGCCGACTTGAACAACAGGTTCTGGAACCCGGCGTCAGCCGTCTTGGCATCGGTGTACCGCAACTGCGGCTGAAGCAGCGACTCATACTTCTCAAAGAGAGTCTGAGTGGTCAGCACCATGTCCGGGTGGTCGTTGCCAACCGAAACGCTGTTGTAGGCGGTAGCCATGTCAGCCAAGGTGAGCGCACCAGCGCTGTTCTCCTCGTACGACTGCCAGAACTCGTTACCGACGGTCGCACGGTTGATGCCACCGACAGTACCGCTAGCCTCAACGATAGCGCCGAGACCAAGCCAGTCCTTGCCGGAGTTGCCGGTACCGTCAGCGAAGAACATCTGGTTGAAGCCCTCACGCATCGACTCCTCGGCCTGCATGATCTTGGCCTCAAGAAGATTGATGATGGCGGCTTCGCCGTTGTTCTTGGCCTCTTCGATACCGGAGATGGCGATGGAAGCGGCGTACTGCTTCCAGTCGTACTCGGCGGCGGACATGCCTTCCTGAGCGGTCAGGGAGATCGTGTCGTAACCGGAGTACGAACCGACGGTGCCGTTCAGCCCGTAAACCAACGGCTCCACGATCTTCGTGCCGCCGTCCAGCATACGGATACGGCCCTTGTCCATCAGGTAGTTCGTCAGGGGTCGGGCGGTGAAAATGTTGTCCGTCATCTGATCCCGGTAGTTAGCGAGAGTAGTTGACAGCAACGAGTCAAAACTGGTGTTTCCAGCCATGATGTTACCTCTATTCTAGGTGAAATGGTGAATAATAAAAATGGTCACATACCCATCTGATTCTTGGCTAATGCCCAAGCATCATGAATGGAACCGATCTTACCCACCGGAACATCTGACGGACCGTTAGCGGATGCTCCACCTTCAACAAAACTTGCTTCACGTTTCGCATCAACAACCTGCTGGTTCTGATCCTGAACAATCTGGTTGGCCTGTTCGCCAGCCCGAATCTTCTGAACCAGACGGTCATAAGCAATCTGCTTGTAGACCGACTCCAGATTCGTGGTTCCGGCATCTAACGCCGCCTTTACCACTTCCTGTGGGTTGAAATCTTCATATGTGTTTTGCAGACGAACAATCTCTTTTTGCAACTGATCGTTGGCACGCTCCTGCTCATACGACTGGATGCGCTGTTCCGCCTCCCAAATCCGTTGCTCCAACGGATCATCGAACTGGGGGGTTTCCGGCGTATCGGTCGCCTCCGCAACCATCCGCTGGGCTTCCGCTACCCCGTAATGACGGGACAGAACCTCCAACGTTTGCTGTGGATTAGATTCAAGAGCCTGTTGCAACGTCTGTGCAAACTGCAACTGTTCCCTCTGCTGAGACAATTCCTGAGTCTTACGAGTATAATCAGACTGGCGTTGATA